TGCCATTACAATTATATATTTTGTTAACACTCATACAAATTTCAGGACCAATTTGTTCAAGTGTTTTAGGATTATCGCTACCAGTAACTAAACTTACTGCATTATTTTGTGCAAAATACAAGAACCAAACTGCAAATTGTGAATTTATTTTTTTTCTACTAGGAGTTAAAGTACCATCAACATCGAACAAAAAATGATTCATTATTCTTCTCCAAAATCAAATAGTGTATTGAATGTATTGTGTTGTTTTGTATCTTCCAGATCATATTTCAACACACCGATCAAGTTATCTAGTTTATTATCAATAATTGTAGACTCCATAGCATCACCATCAAACGGCAGTTCTTTAAACCATTCTGGCAAACGAAGCTCGTCTGTTGGATATGCAACACTTGTATAACCTAGTGGATTCTGTTTGAGCTTGCATACAATAACTTTCATACCGTCTACGATCTCTTGCGAGTACTTGTCACCGTTCATACGCTTGAGTGTGTTCCAGTTGATGCTTGCTCTTACGTGTCCTGGCATGTTTGCTTTGCCTTGCTTCTGCTCAAGACGCTGATAGTGTCCAATTTTGTTTGCACGTTTGGGCGAACCTTTTTCCCAACCTGGACGTTCTTTAAATTCACGTCTAAACTCTGTAATACGGTCAAGTATATCTTTTTCTTCTTGACCCTTTAGCACCATTAGTAGAATTTCACTTAGGAACTCTTGCATAAACACAGGAGTGTCTGAACGGCGCAAGTCCAAACCCATTGCTTTTACTTTGCCTGGTCCATCTGCATCTGTTCTAAATCCTTCAATATCATACACAAGAGCTGCATAGCGTTTTTTAGTTATATACAATCCGCTTTCTGCAACAATTTCTCTACCTGCAGCAATTACTTCTGCACGACTCTTTGGACAGTGAAATGCTTTGGCCATAAACTTTTCAAATGTAGTATTTGCTTCTTCAGCAACTTGATCATACAGTGTGATAACATTTTCTTTAGTCCATGGTATTTTTCCTGCTTGAATTTGTTCTTCAAGAATAGGATATGCACTAAAATACACAGAGTCTGTATCTCCATAGATAACTGCTTTACCTACATGATCATACTCGCCTGTAATAACCTTGTTTACTTCAGCACTCATGTGTTTTACAATAGTTCTACCGCTTAGTGTAGTTGATTGTCCAATGCGTTTATCAAAGAATCTACAGCCCGGGTTAAGAATAGCACCATACAAACTGTTCAAGTTAATTTTTTTAACAAGTTGTCGCTTATCCCAAAACACAACTTCAGTTTCATTACCTGCTTCTTTGGCTTTTTTAAGCATACTTTGTAACTCTTTACGTTCAGCATACCAGCGTTTAAGAATACCTGGAATAACTCCTTCAAATTCATGTGTAAAGATTGTGCCATTTGAACTCAACATCCAAGGAGTATGGCTGTCAAAAATTAATTTGTAAATCTCTGCGGCACTCATAGTGTCTGACTTGCCGTTTTCCCAGTCAATAGTTAATGCAACATCTTTTCTACAGGCCATAACTGCTTCATATTCTTCTGTGCCAAAGCGTCCTTCCCAACTACCTGCAAAACTTTTCTTCTTAAGATTCATGTCTTCATGCACACGAGCTTCTGTTATCTCTGGACGCAGTTGTCCTACAATAGTTTCTGGAGCCATATTTAAAGCACGAATAACACTAGGGTATAGACTGTTCAAGTCCATTGAACCAATCCATTTGTGTACCCCTACTTTTGGAAATGCAACATACGCACCTGCGGCCGCTGTGTTTTCATCGTCACGTTTTGGACGATTAGGAACTTGTAGTCCTCTATGATGTGCTTCGTTAATAATTGCTTGTTCTGTAACTGCAACAGCACCCATTGTGGTCTGTAGCAAAACAGTATTTGCGTGTGCAAGTTCGTTACTAAGATCAATAAATCTTAGTTTTTTGTCCAACTTGTCCAGTAGTGCAACGTCTTGTCTGTTGTACTCAATGAACGTTCTGAAGTCATTGTTATAAAGTTGATCGAGCGTACCTTCGTACACAGTTTTCTTTTCACCAACTTCCATTTCGCCAATAGCATCAAGTCTGTAAGTATGTCTTTCTTCATACGTGTATTTACGATATAATTCCAAACTATCTAAATGCACTCTGCCTATTAGGTCATAGGTTTCAGCTTGTTTACCATACTTCTCATACTCACGTTTTTTAGGTAGTTGTTTCCATAAACAAAAACGTCTAGTGTCATCTTTGCTTAGTACACGACTTACACGATTTACAGTGTAGGGAATATCATAACCTTCACTGTTCCAACCTGTTAAGATATCACTGTCTTCGATTAGATCAAGGAATGCTTGAAGCATATCTCCTTCGTTGTCAAACAGGATAACATCTTGACCCCATTCTTTTACTTCTTCTTTGGCCTGCTCCATTGAGAGTGTTTTCGGAGGAAGTGCAAGTGTAATAAGTGCGTCCATCCATTGTAAATGCACAGTGATAGCAGTAATTGGCATAAATGGATCACTTGGATCAGCAAAGCCACGCTCTGGGTCAAAGTCTGTCTCAATATCGAAAAACGCAACATTTAGTTTAGGTGCATCTTGATTCAAATAGTTTTCTGAAAGACATTGAAAGATAGGATTGATATCACTTTCAAATAGTTTTTTGTTTTTGTTTATTGCTAATTCTTTGCGAAAGTCTTTGGTGTGCTTGCAAACGACTCTCGTAAGAGGATCACCATAGACGCTTTTGTATTTGCCTCTTGGATCTTCATAATAGAATGTGTATTTTACGGGATATTCTGTGTAGTGTCTTTGACCATCTCGGCGTTCCACTACTCTGATAATATCAGAATCTCTGTCAAAGTATGCATCGACGTAACTCAATCATTTCTCCTTCGTTGCTTATGGCCAACTTAACCTTCTACATGCCCGACACTTGTCTTGGGCGTACTATTACTTATTACAGGATCAATCCTGCAACATAAATTACGGTTAGTCCTGCATTTAGGACTACTAAACTTTTTTCTTTCCACAATATGCCTATTAAAACCCATAGGCTATTACTTGCAATAAATGCAAATATATACCAAGGGTAGATATTAAATGCGGCAAGCGTTGCTGCCACTAGCAAACATGCTGTACTAAACCATGCTAAAGGTTGATAAGGTTTTACCACCATGATGCTGCAACTCCAAATCCAAATATGTTTACACAGGCAAAATAAAATGTTAGTAGCATAACCCATGCCGCACCTCTACGATACGATGCATAACATTGAGTAATACTGCCTACAAAAAATCCTGGATAAACAATTAACATATTAGGATCTCTTGCATTTATAGCAAGGGTCATGCTTGCACCAACAGTAAAAATAAAACTAACAAGCTCAAATGCAAATGCAGTTCTGTCACTTCTATAACTGTTTGACCAAAAGTCTCGTATTTTTTGCAATTACTTGTCCTTACCAACTGTAACAACAAGTGTTTCCAAGTCATCAAACTCTTCTGCAACTCTTGACCAATCACCTTTCTGTGCAATTTTAATTGCCTTATTAATCATACTAGGCTTAATATCCAATTCCTCTGCTACTGCTTTTACAGTGTCTTTTAAACCAGCCTGTAAATCTTCTACTTCTTGTAATACTGTAACACCTTCATTTACTAGACGCTCCAGTTTGGCCTTTTCTTCAGGACCATATACTCGATCACTCATGCGATTCTCCTTAATTTATATCTATTATATAGGATTATTTAGGCAATGTCAACTGTTTTTTTCTTCGTCTTTGGTTTTATACTGCCATTCATCTGTGTGTCCTACAGACCATTTGGGTTCAGTTTCGACAGCATAATTTTGGGTACATACTTTAAAATCTGGTGTTAGTAGCTTTTCAGGTGTTAAACTGCTGTCACGCCAAATCACTCTATTATTTGGTTGTGCAGCAAATTGTCCATTATCAAGACGTATTACATTAAATGATTTGTGTTCCGGATCATGCTCTGAAAAGTTTGTATCAATATACGAATGATCTCTATGAGCATTATCTATTGTAAACTCATATTCGCCTGTGTGCATACGTCTATCTTTACCAAAAAATTCACATCTTGATAGTAGAGGTTTTTGGACTACTGTGATATCATAATCAAAACAGTCCCATAACTGTAAAACATCCAAAGGCAGTAGTTCTCCGTGATCTGTTTTCCATACAAATGCACTTATAGGCAATTTGTCATATAATGCACCGTAGTCTGTTAGCAGTGTTTCAAAGTATAGAGCTTTATACGTTGTTGATTTTACGCTGATCCAAATACCAGGAGTAAACTCGCCATGGCCTTTTTCGAGGTCATACAGATATTCTTTTCTTACGTAAACTGATATTGGGGGTAGGGGATGTACTAAAAATGCCATATCATCTGCGTTTATTAAGTTCTTTATACAGACGTTCTTTTATGGATTCTGTTTTTTTGTATTTGTCTTTGATAGCGCCGAGCTCTTCTTCACTTGCACCTTCTCTGCCTGCTTGTGCAAGTTTTTCCATACCTTCTTTACCGTATTTTTTTACACCAGTGTAATACTGTAAACCGCTTTCTTTTGTTTCTTCGTCATTGTCATCAATTGTTTGAGGTTCTTCTCTAGATTGACGTTTTCTTTCTAGACTTTTTTGCATGCTTATGAGATTATTTCTTAATTGGGGAGTATTAATAATAACTGTTAGCAATTCAATGTATGGTCTAACCGCTTCTCTTTCTTCACCATTTAAAACAATTCCGTCTGCAGCTTTTTTTAATCCTCTTGCAATTAATGCACTAAAATCTTCATCAGGATCTAATGCGCCACCTAATGCTGTTACACCTGGAGTAAGACCTTTTAAATCTATATCGTCCTCTCCTACTAGTTTGTCTTTGAGTGGATGAGGTTGTTCACCTGTTGAACTTGGTTTAGACATTTTAGGCATTGCATCTGAACCTTTTGCTTGTCCTGCACTGCCAGTTTTTTGTGTACCTTCAGTGATAACTCCAGCAAGTTTTGCAAAATCGCTTACACTATCTATACCCAACGGCATTGAACCTTGTGGAACATTTACACTTTCATTGACATAATCTTTTTGTGGAGCAACTTCTTGAGCCGGAGCATTTGCCATTTTTAGTAGAGCTTGTTTGTCTGCTTGAGGATTTGAAGGAAACAAGTCCTTCATCATTGCGCTCATTTTATAAAAGTCTGTCATATTAACCTCTACCTAATACTATTTGTATTGCTTTGTCTACGTCACTCTTTACATATCTTTTGGGAAACTCTTTGTCTACGTTCCTATAGATCCATTGTGTTCCTTTGCGTCTAATGTTTTTGTTCACCCATGTAATAAGTTCATCGTTTTGTGGGCCGTGCATGACTGTATCCCATGCTTTTGATAACCAATTTTCTTCTTGTAGTAGATCTTTAACAAGCATTAGTCAACCTTCACACAGTTGTCTACAGTTTTTCCGTTCTTTTTCTTAGTGCCCATGCGTCTGTAGCCTTTCCAGCATACTTTGCCGTCAACACCTTTTTGCTTTTCTTCGTCTAGTGTTTTCCAACTCGGCTTACCGCATTCTTTACAAAGTTCGTCTTTTGATTCTGTTTTAGGTTTTCCTTTAATGCGAGATTTAACCATATCCGCCAAATAATTCCCATCGGTCATCAGCCAATACCTAAGATCACCCTCTTTCCTAAGCCAATCTTTTAATCCAGCTGGATCGTCTTTATACTTTTCCATAGCTTGAAGTAGTGCAGTTTCCTCTGGGGGGATTGATGAAACTTCTGGTTTGCCGAATAGTTCAGCAGCAGCACCTCTAAGAGGATCTAATATATTATTTTCTTCTTTAACTTTACTTGATTTTTTTTTTG